TGCTCTCTTTCTTCTCGCTGCACAATGAGCACGTTGAGAAAAACCTTTTGGGTTAGAGCAATCGATACTCTTTTTATATTTATTAGTCCACTCTTCTTGAAACTGTTTAAAGGTCTTCATACTTGAATTGCAGTGATTAAAACTTTGAATGTTGTATCACTGGAAGATGATGGATATGCCAATAATCTTAAAGATCCCGAATTTATATCTGTTGAAAATGTTGAAATTCCTGTTGGGTGGTTTATAGTTCCATATTCCGTCATATATGTATTGGTTCCATCATGTAAAACATTGACTGTTGTCATATTATAGTTTGTTCCCCTTACAACCTGAACTTGAAATACTGCAGATCTAAATGATGATGCATTTAAAGTTGCAATTGCAGTTTCTGATGTTGTTGAGGTCACCAAAGTTGATGAGGTTATTGTCCCCACACCAGTATTAATTTGTCCACTAAAAGAAGTTGCTGTGACAATGCCACTAATTTTTGTGTCTCCAACAACATCAAGTTTTGATGTTGGAGATGCATTATTAATTCCTGCGTTTCCTTTGTTGAAATATGTATTATACGTATTTGTACCAACCCCCGTAAGCCAGGGATTGACTGCAAAAACAATCGTTCCTACTCCTACGTTTTTTGATGCAAATAAGTGTCCATCAAACGTGTTTAAAGCTAATTCGCCTAATGGTACTTGGTCGCTAGTTGGTATCTTACCGGCAACAGCCGACCGTTTAATCTTAATTGCTGGATTTGTCATTCAACCTCATATGTTGGTATAAACCGTAGAACTCAGTATATACTGAGTGTTAAAGATATTTAGGTATCAACCTTCCTGCGGCGATGAATTTCTTTTTGGTTTTTGTGACAATCTTTCAATTTCATTCTGTTGATTTAAAATTTGAGAATTCAAACTTTCAACCATATCAGTCAGTTTTCTTATCCTTGACTCTGATGCAATTATTTGCGATAAGAAGTCAATTGTTTTTTGTTGGTATGTAAGTATCAGATACTTATAATCTTGTTCTTCCATAAAAAAGAGGGGTATTTAACCCCTCTATTTAGAACTTAATTATTGGTTTAGAATGATCCACCATCAACAGTAATGTTCTCTAATTTTCTAACTCCTCCAGAGCAAGAAATAACTTGAGAAGCTCCTGCACAATCATTTACATACAGTGAACCAATTTCAAAATCGGCATAAGCACTTGCAGTCAATACTCCAGAAGATTCTGAAACGTCTGATGCAACAGCAATGCGGTTTACACTATCGTCCCAGAAAACAGCGGCTTTTTTAGCAGAACCAGAATAATAATTGAGAAGAATACCAATATCCTTATTGAGATCAGAACTTGGAACAGAACCATCTACCATTCCAAGATCAAGAAGTTGGTCTTCAATTGTGGTGGTGGTTGTATTTACTTGAGTGGTCGATCCATTAACATAAAGGTTTCCACTAACCGTCAGGTTTTGTGAGATGGTAACACTATCTGGAAGACCAATAGTAATTGCCTGGCCAGAAGCAGAAGTTTCAATTTCATTTGCAGTTCCAGAAACGGTTAGCGTTTGTGAAGTCGAAACTGAACCAGATCCACTATCACCTGCGGTGGATACTGTTAAATCGATTGCAGAAATTGCACTATCGGCATAACTCTTAACAGCAGCAGATGTTGGAAGTGTTGTATCATTATTATTGCTACCAATTCCCTCTGCTGCAGTAACAATTGCAGCGGCTGCAAAATTATCAACCTCTACATTAGATAAAGAGTTGCCAGTTCCGTTTGCATCAAATGTCTTATTCGTTAATGTCGAAGTTGAGGCTGCAGTGATGAATGCGGAGTTGGTGTTGCTGTAGTTAGAAAGATCGTTATCAACTACAAAATCATACTGAGCATTTGCATCATCATAAGAAACTGTGATGAGTGTTTGTGTGCCAGTTGTAATTGCAGTACCAACAATATCCTCAATTCTTTCTGCATTTAGAGTAACAGCACCAGAAGTTACAGTAAAATCTGTTGCATCAAAAGAAGCAATACCTTTATTTGAACTAGTCGCATCTTCACCAGAAATAGTTACAGTATTATCCGTAACAGCAGCGTCAATACCTTCTCCACCTGTAAAGGTTAAGGTGTCAGAACCAACTGTCAGAGTATCTGTACCACTATCACCTGCAAGACTGAGACTTGATGAGAGAGTGGTGAATGAAAGGGTGCCAGAACCATTAGTTGTCAGAACTTGACCATTACTTCCGTCACTTCCGGGCATTGTATAAGTAACAATGCCAGCAAGACTATCTGGAGCCTTGAGTGTAATAAATGAAGTTCCGTTGCTAGTACCTTCTACAAGGTTAACGCCACTACCAGTGCTTGCAGTATTGTTTGTCCAGAAACGCCCTGAACCTACAATTTTATTCGTTGCTGTTTCTGAGGTAAGACCAACATACAGATCATAACTATCTGTGGTAAATCCGGGTTCACCTACCTGTAATCCAGGAAGATTTGCAAGAAGACCTCTCTTAAACTGAATTACGGCCATTTCTTTTCCGTCAAAACATACTTTTTATTATTTAGTAAACTAGAATGCCCCGCCGTCGTAGGTTACAGATGATATGTTCGTTAAATCAATATTTTGTTCAATAATATCGACAAGAGAATCGGGCACATTTGTTGTTAATCCTGTTAAGGTATCAATATCTATAGTTTCAAACTGTCCTGAACTTGCATTATAACGAATAATATTTTTATTTTTGTTTCCGGTTAAAGATCCTAAGTTTGAACTTGCCAAATCTCTAAATCTGGTTGGCATTAGAATGTTCCCCCATCAAGAGATGTTGTTGCAACTCTACCAAGATCAATTTCGGATTCTATGGCAGAAATGAAACTATCATCCAAGTTAGAGTCTTCTGCTGCTGTAGTAAGCAAATCATCTGCAGTAATTAGAACAAATTTATCTGCTGCACTATCATATGAAATAACATACCCATCCTTAGTTGAGTCTAAAGTTCCAAAATCAATATCACCCATATCTTGTAAAGATGATGGTTCTCTTACCGATTGGACAGTTACTTTTGCTGCTTTTTTCTGGGTAATTGATGTTCTCGATCCAGAAGAAATTACTACTGGCATTTTTAACTCCGTTAGGTGCTAATTCCTGCAGTTACTATTGCCATACCTTCAACTAATCTAGAGACTGAACCCGATGATGATGTCAATCTCACGTCATAAAAATATCTTCCTGGTTGAAGACTGGTTGTTTTTCCTGATGTTAATGCGATAGCAACTTCTCCAGTCGAACCTGTTATGCTTACTGTGAATGGCGTTGATGTCAGTGCTCCAGGATGTTTCTTTAATTTAGCTTCACCACTATAACCTGCTAAATTTGAAGCAGATCCATTAGACTCACTTGAAACGAAAGTTTCAGAGAAATCCGATCCTTGGGGGATAGAAATGTTAAAAACAGGATTAACTGCCATCGCTCTTTTTTAACTATTTAGTTTTGTCGTCCATTGCTGTGTTCTTTAGCAATTTTGCTAGTTCTGCTGTAGATCCAACAAATAGTGCATTTGTTACATTTGTTGGATTTTTTGAACTAGATTCTTCTGTAACTTCTTTTAGTTCTTTTTGAAGTTTCATCAGTTTATCTGTAGCATCGGCAACATTCTTTATTAACTGGCCTGCAACTTCATATGCTCTTGGCATTTCACTTTCTTGTGCTAATTCAAGAATGCCATTTAATGCTTCTTGACCCTTTTCAATGATTGAATAGAGATTTCCACGAGTATATTCATAATCTTTAATTATATCTTCTTGTCCCTTGCTTTCGACAGGAACAAGTTCAGACTTTTCAACCTTAACATCGATCGTATCACTTTCGATGTTGAATGTATTATTTAAATCTTCAAATTTTTCACTCATAAAATTAACCTATAGAACCACTAAATCCAAAATCGTCACCACTTGGAATTATTGCATTATCTGCGGCCGTAATTGGTTTTACTGCAGCACCAGTTAAATGAGTTTCAATGGTTGT